TGCATCGTGGTATGGTCATCCATATCATGGTAATCGCACCGCTTCTGGTGAGATCTATAACATGCATTCCATGACTGCAGCACACCGCTCCCTTCCATTCGGAACAAAGCTGCGTGTCTGCAATGCCTCAAACAAACGATGTGTCAATGTCCGTATCAATGACCGTGGACCTTTTGTTCATGGACGTGATATTGATTTAAGTCGTGCTGCTGCTGAGGCAATTGGGTTGAGAAGTGCGGGTGTTGGTCAAGTTACTATTCAACGAACTAATTGACCATGAAAGGAAAAGGAAAAGGTGGCGGCGGCAAGAAAGGCTGCTGATAAAATAGTTCCCGCAGTGCGTGCTAACGCACACTAATCGGGCTGAAATCCACAGTAATGTGGTCACATGTGTGATAGAGGCCAGCCCGCTGTTACGTCCTTATGAGGCGTATTACGGCTGGTCCATCTGCTTCCATAGTCTAGTGGTCAGGACATAGGCGACATACCGAAGAGTTCGGGTTCGATTCCCGATGGAAGGGTTGACTATTGGCCTCCTACGGGAGACAACCTTTAGTCATGACAGTCGGAGAGACGACAACAAAACAAACTTTAATGAACACATGTTTATTCATGTGATTCTCTAAGCGCTTAGAGAGAACGAACACAAACTTCTCTCTTTACTATTGTGGCTAACACTCTTGTTACTCCTGTAGGTCGCGTAAATAATGCGTCGGCCACTCCTCTTGCTCTTGGTACTGCTTACGATACCAAGTATGCAACTTATCTGAAACTGTTCTCTGGCGAGATGTTCAAGGCGTATGAAAGCGCCACTATCGCCAAAGGCACTGTGCAAAGCCGTACCCTGAAAAATGGAAAGGCGATGCAGTTCATTTTCACGGGCCGCATGGAGGCTGCGTCAATATAACATGAGGCGCCGTACTTCAGAAATGGAGTATGACAACTGGGTGAATTCAGGGAAACCTAAGGTGAGAACTATGGCAATCCTGAGCCAAGCCAATCAAGCGTGATTGGAAGGTGCAACGACTACATGGTGCGACACGATCTTGTCGCGTAATACATGGTTAGCGCCCAGCATCCGCAAGGATGATGATATAGTCTAGACCCTAACGAAAGTTAGGATAATCTGATCATGAACCCGGAACCCCGATCCTAGGTTCTGGCGACCCCCCGGTGGCTGAGAAGACCATCGTCTGTGACGACCTGCTGATCAGCTCGGCATTCGTCTATGACCTGGATGAGACTCTCGCCCACTACAGCCTGCGTTCGGAGATCGCCGCTAAGATCGGCCACGCTCTGGCTGAGGCTTACGACAAGAAGATCTTCCGTCAGATCGCAAAGTCTGCTCGTGAAGCTCACCCGATTACTGCTGCTCCTGGTCCTGAGCCCGGCGGTAGCATCATCCAACTGGGTGTGCAGAAAGAGTACGATTCTCAAGCTCTGGTGGATGCCTTCTTTGAAGCTGCTTCCATCATGGATGAGAAGAACCTGCCCAAGCAGGGTCGTATGGCTGTTCTCTCCCCTCGTCAGTATTACGCACTGGTGAGCCAGGTTGACAGCAACATCCTCAACCGTGACTTCGGCAACAACTCCGGTAGCCTGCAGTCCGGCGAAGGTCTCTATGAGATCGCTGGTATCCCCATCAAGCGCTCCAACAACCTGCCTTTCCTGGCTGGCACTGTTTCTGCTGTGAACGGTGAGAACAACGATTACTCCGGTAACTTCAGCACCCACTGCGGTCTGATCTACCACAAAGATGCTGCTGGTGTGGTTGAGGCCATTGGTCCTCAAGTGCAGACCACTGGTGCTGACGTTCGCACCATGTATCAAGGTGACATCATTGTTGGCCGTCTTGCCATGGGTTGCGGAACCCTGAACCCTGCCTGCGCTATCGAGCTGCAGTCTGCTCGTTCCTGATAACTAGAGGTACTACCGATGGCTGCTCAAGCTTTTGACGGCGTTGGAGTTACCACTAGTTCGACGTTCTACCCTCGTCCACCGATTGAACCCGGTCGCGAGGGTGGGACTGTTGCAACTGTAACTCGTCTCACTGCTGGTACTGGCCAAGTTGCCGGTTCTAAGGCTACCACTGCCGATAATGCAAATGGTAGTGGATGCACTATTACCACTACTGTAACTGATGGTGCTGTAACTGGACAGACCGTTGCTGCTGGTGGTGATGGTTATCGTGTTGGTGACGTGTTGAGCGTTGCTGGTACGACTAGTGCAACGTTCCGCGTTGATACTGTTAACTATACCAACTGAGGTAAAACATCATGGCTGCTTCTGTAGCTGCTGGCAACAACGGTGCTTGCACCACTGATGCTGTTCGTATTTCTGTAGCCAAGACTCGTTTTGGTTATGGTTCTGCTGTCGCTGACTCTGCTGTGGCTTCGACCACCAAGGGTCTGCGTACTGCATATCCTGGCGTTGAGTGCAACATCGCTAACGTCTGATTTGTTGGGGGATCCTTCACTGGGTCCCCTCTTTTTTATCCATTGCATACAACATAACTGTTATGCCGTTCCCTACCACTAACGCTCAGACCGAGCTTCAAGCTGTTAATGAAATTCTGGCGTCAGTTGGTCAGGCGCCTGTAACCACTCTTACTCAAACCAACCCGGACGTTGCGATTGCATACGACACCCTTCTACAGGTGTCACGGGAGGTTCAGGCAGAAGGCTGGGCTTTCAATAAGGAGTACGACTATCCGTTCACTCCTGACAATACCAATCAAATCCAGATCCCAAATAATGTCCTACAGATCGATCTGACTCCTGATTACCGAGATCGGGATGTTGTTCGTCGCAATGGCAAGCTGTATGACCGTACTGCCCACTCGTATGAATTCACTGAGCAAGTAAACTGTGACGTGGTGTGGTTGTTTGATTGGGTTGACCTTCCGGTCCCCATTAAGGATTACATCGTTGCACGAGCTGCGACGACCACATCCAGTCGGATTGTTGGTGACAGCACTCAATACCAGATGCTGCAACAACGTGAAGCGTATTGTCGAGCAATGGCTCTTGAGTATGAATGCAATCAAGGTGACTACACCTTCTTTGGTCATCCTCGTGGAGCTAATTACTACAACAGCTATGAACCCTATAAGGCACTGTATCGCTGATGGCAAGTGTAACTCAACGGATACCAAGCTTTCTTGGTGGTGTCTCAAAGCAACCGGATGACAAGAAGATCCCAGGTCAAGTAAGAGAAGCGATCAACTCTTACCCTGACCCGACATTTGGTTTAAGCAAGAGACCTGGCACAAAGTGGTTAGGCAACTTGTCCTCCACTGCAAATGAATTCCAGAACGGTAGGTGGTTCTACATTAACCGTGATAACACTGAGAAGTACATCGGTGTGATCTATGGGACTAGTGTCAAGATCTGGAATGTCAATAACCCTGCTGCTGCAGTAACCGTTACAAACAGCGGTTCTAGCTACCTCAGCTACGGCACTTCTAATGCAAAAGACAGTCTTCAAGTGTTGACTGTCCAAGACACAACGATTGTAGTCAACAACCAAAAGGTTGTCACAACTCAAGCTGCTCCTAGTTTCACTGCAAAGGCACGAGCGACGATTCGTCTTTTTAGTGCCGAGTATGGTGCAAGCTATTCAGTGACCATTGCAGGCTTTACCACGTCTGCATACGTCACCAAGAACACTGAAGACCCTGCCCTTAGCAATACAACGAACACTCAGGTGTTGAATGCTGAGGAAGTGTTGACACAGATCAAGACTCGTATTGACACACTTAACAGTGCAAACAGTCTTGGCCTTACTGTCACCCAACTCAAGGGTTGCATTGAGATCAGTCGTTCTACTGCGTTCACTATCACTGCAAAGGGTGGCATCAGTGGTGAAGAGTTGATAGCATTCCAAGATGAGGTTGAGAACTTCTCGACCCTTCCTGCCCAATCAATACACAACCGTACAGTAAAGATCAACAATACTGTACTTAAGGAAGATACCTACTACGCCAAGTTCGTTGCAGAAAATGGTGCATCAGGCAAAGGTAGCTGGGAAGAGACCGTAGCACCAGACGTATCTAAAGGTCTGACTGCATCGACCATGCCTCATGAGCTGGTCAACACAGCACTCAATACCTTTGAACTAAGGCCGATTACTTGGGAAGAACGTATCGTTGGTGATGACATCACGAACGAACACCCGAGTTTTGTTGGCAAGACAATTCAACAAGCATTCTTCCATAACAACCGTCTTGGCTTCTTGACTGAAGACAATGTGTCAATGAGTCAAAGCGGTGAGTTCTATAACTTCTATCACGTCTCTGCTCTTACCCAAGCTGATAACGATCCAATCGACATTAGCTGCTCCAGCTTGAGGCCAGCAGTTCTTCATGCAGTACTACCTGCTGCACAGGGTCTTGTGTTGTTCAGTAAAGCACAGCAGTTCCTGATGTATTCAGATGACGGTATCTTGACACCCAAGACTTCCGTAATCAGAACGATTGCCAACTACGAGAACGACCCCAATATCGATCCAGTAGATGTGGGTACAAACATGGTATTCCTGAGCAAGTCTCCAGGTTATACACGCATCTACGCAATGGCCACACGTGGTCAACAGGAGAATCCAGATGTCCTTGATATTGGCCGTATTGTTTCTGAGTGGGTTCCTGATTCTGTCACTGATCTGATTGCATCACCGCAGAACTCGTTCTTTACTATGTACGGACCAACCAGTCAGTACCTGTACTTCTTCCGTACGTATGTGGTTGGTGACGAGACTGTTATGCAGACATGGTTCAACTGGAAGATGCAGGGTAATGTCAGCTTCTTTGCTGTGGATAGTGATGACACATACGTTGTCACGTACCAATCAAACCAGTACACCCTAGTCAAAGCAAACCTCACTCAGACCCCCGACGATGCCATTCTGAGGGCCGATAGCAGTCAGGTGGTACAACTATGCCTGGACTGTTATGCAACGCCTCTGAGCGTCACCTACAGCAGTTCTACGAAAGTTAATCGCTGTTACCTCCGGTACAAGGATATTACAAGCTTGAGTCCTGCTGTCATCATTGCTGATCCGAACAACACGGGTGAGTCTGGTTTTACCGTTACTCCTACTCGTGGCAGTGATGGTACTGGACCTTACTTTGAGTTTGTTGGTGATGACTATTCTGCTCAGAGTTCAAAGGTCTACCTTGGCTTCAAGTATGACTTCGACATCCAACTACCTCGCTTCTACTATCAAGCCGGGGAAGGCAACTCTGACTACACAGCGAACCTAACGATTGCTCGTGTCAAGTTCTCTGTTGGTCTATCAAGCAACATTGGATTCAAACTCCAATCACAAGGCCAGTCTGAGTGGAATGATGTGCAGTCGATTCAGGATGCTGACTACTACTTGGCTGATGACGTTCCGTTGAACGAACAGACTGTGTACACACTACCTATCCATCAACGCAATACAAACTTCACTTTAAGAGTCTTCAGCGACTCACCGTTCCCGATCTCTCTTACTTCGATGATGTGGGAAGGAACTTATTCACCACGATTCTATAGGAGGGCGTAGTGGCTGTTATTGATCCATTTTCAGCCGTTGTAGCTGGTGTCACTGGAATATTTGGTGCTGTCTCTGGTGCAAGCGCCCAAAACCAAGCAAGGGCAGCAGAGCAAGCTCGGATTAATGCACAATACAAATACGACAAGCAGAACTACAGGTTTAATTGGCAGACAACAAAGAGGGAATATAACTATAGAGTAGACGAGACTAACGTTGCCCGTCAAAACCAAGAGGGTAATCTACGGTATCTTGAGCAGACTGCTCAGAATGATTACAAGTATAACCTGGCAATCCGAGACTATGATTACGCCAATCAGGTCCGTCAATTTAACGAGTCTGAGCGCATCTACGGGATGCAGAAAGGCTTCAATGCCATGGCTGCAGTGCAAGCCCAGGCTAATGAGGATCGTCGCTACCAAGAAATTCTAACTGGCATGGCTTTTGATCAGCAAGATATGTTGGTCAAGATGCTTCAGGAAGATGGTGCTGTAACGGCTCGTGGTGTCTCTGGACGATCTGCTGCTAAGAGTCTTGGTTCCGTACTTGCAGGTTATGGTCGCAATCAAGCTATTGCTGCAGAAAACTTGCTAAGTGCTCAACGAGAGACAACAGCAAGCTCTCGACAGATTGCTCTTGATCGCTACGGCGCTGACCTTGCTGCTGAATCTCGTCGCATGCTCAAGCCACTTAGGGCTCCTGCCCCGATTGCACCGTTGGCAATGCCTCGTGCAACGATTCTCGACCCGCTTAAGCCTAAGAAGCCGCCGAAGCCTCGCAAGGGTGTCAACACAATGCCTGCTTCAACCGGCCTTTCAATCGCTAACAACTTTATCTCTTCCGGCTTGGGTTCGCTCAAGTGGACAAACTAATGAGTTTTTAAATGGAGCAAATCAGGTATCAAGGGTACGCCCGCGATAGAGGATTCAATCCAGTTCAGCTCAGCACTGCCAGCGTTGATGCAATAGGTCAACAAGGTAACTCAATGCTACGGCAAATGAGGGAAAACCAAAGTGCTGAGCGTGAAACACGGAATGCCTACCTCTCTGGGATGCAAAATGCCCAGCAACTTGAACAACAAAATAGAGCCGATAACTTCGCCTTTATGGAGCGCAGCACAAAGCGCTACCAAGATGCTGTCCAACAGCGTATGGGGCAGAATGTCGAGGACGCTAGACTAGCTGCAGCAAACATTGATAAGCAAGTCACTGCTCTCAGTGTTCTTGCTCCTCTTTCCGGCACCATTGCTCAGGCAGTGGTCAATTGGAAGAAGCAAAAGGATGAAGATCAAAAGGCTGAAGGTTATCGCGATACACTTATCAACGGACCAAATCCTATTGAGGTTGCAAAAGCAGAAGCTGGTCTTGCTCAGCTAAAACAGTCTGATGAGCTTATTCAGACAACTGCTGATCAACTGCAAGACTCAGGTGCGGCACCAGAAACTGTACGTTCTGTCAAGAAACTCTCCAAGATGTATCTTGTTGGGCGTGCAATGGCTATGGCCGATATGGCGGTGCCTATGTATCCTCAATTCTTGGAGGATCAATACGCTAACAATGATCAGCTACAGGTTCAGTTTGTAAATCCAGATACTGGCAAGGTTGAGGTAATCACGCCTAAGACTCACATGGGTCCAGATCAGCGTGCTGCTGTCAATAAGGAACTTTTTAAAGCGTTCGTTAAACAGCAAGGATTGCTTGATGTAAACCC